CTAGGCGTGCATACTCAGGTGGTCTTTAGCGGCTTCCTCGCTGACTTTATCAATCCATCTTGCGAGTGATTTGACGCTTACATGATAGGTTGAGCGGTTTTTACTGCCACCGATCACCACCGGAAACGGCAAGTCCTGCTTACGCGCCCTCTCCTTTAGTGTCTCCCATTTTACCTCTGGCAGATAATCCTCTGCCACTCTCTCAAGTGATACCAGCGGATTGTACTGGTATCGCTCGATTAATATGTTTTCTGTATTATTCATCTATCGCCCCTCCAATATTGTACCATCAAGACAAGCAAGCGATTTTATCGGCGCTTTTCCTCTGTCGCGCTCAGCAAATAACGCCCTTGCAAACTCATAAACATACGGATTTAAATCCATTTCACCGCTTGGCTGCTCTTTGAGTTTAAAGCCGTTTGCCAGTGCTATCTCTTTGATTTGGTCGTTAGTCACTTTGCACCTCGCTATTAATACCAATCATAATATCGCCACGCTTTGGCTCACTTGGCTCAGGCAGCTTTTGACCGCTAGCTATATACTTGTCTAGCGCGTCAATCGCTGTGTTTACAGCATCAATAAACGATTCATTCTGACCGCCGCTAATCTCAGGTATGTCTCGTAAAAATACTCTGTAGCGAGTACTGAATATTTTACTGGTTATTTCTTCAAACTGTGCTGGGTATAAGTCACTCACAATCACTCTCCTTGTTTTACAAACGGCGTCAAATCAGGCTTGCTATAACTCTCAGGCTTCGCAATCTTACCGTCCTTGTCATACTCAAACTTACCCTTAACCATCTTGCTATTGTTTGAGCGTATGACTTCTTTGAGTGCGCCTTCAATATCAAAGCCCATCATATAAGCCACGCCAGTAGCAGTTACGATTTGGTCGCATAGCGCATCTAGTAATTCGATTTTATCCATTCGCTGCATGACATTAACAACGCTAATACTGTCGCCTTTATACCATTGCGCCATCATTTCATTGTCGTTCGACTCATTGCCATACAGAGCTACATCCATCTCGTAAACTTCTTCGTAATGACAACCGATCTGAGTGCAAATATCTCTATCAGTCGGCTCAGGCTTCGCAGCTTTAAACCAGTTTGCAATATCGGTGATGGAGTCGGGCTTAACATACGGCTGCATCTTTTCGTTGTAGTGGTTCCAAGCCCACGCTTTAGCTTCGTCGATAGTTGCAAAGCCGGTAGCTTCTTTTGTCGGCGCTTCGGTATGTCGATTATAGTAAGCCACGACCCAACTATCATGGTCGCCATCAGATTGTATTTCTCCCGCATCTCTCATTAATTCGTCGCCATACCTGTAAATGGTGTATTCACAAATTACTGTAACGGTATCTGCCCCAGTGCCATCTTTATAATCAAACCACCTCAACGCCTTCAACGGTAAATTACTCATCGTTTTGCTCCTTATCCAGCTTATTAATCGCCATGCTGTAAATCTCGTTGCACACATTCTCTATCAGCACATGCTGCTCGTCCGCACTCAAATTCGCCACAACCTCTGATAGGGTTTGCGCTAAGCTGTTAGCCATAGTCAGCAATATACTGTTAGCATCACCATCATTAAACGTGGTTATGTTGTCGTTGTCGGTATAAGTGATAATGATAGCTTGGCGCTCTAAGCCTTTGCTTGACTTGTTAAAATCTTGAATAACACTCAATGCTTTTTTCTCAATATTCTTATTCATAGTCTCAATCCTCATTAGTAAATAGATGACCTGTCTCGTAGGTCAGTCGGCCTTGCCTCGACTGCTTTTTCAAAGCTCATGCTAAGCACGTAAGGAATTGTCAATCTTGGCTGCTAGCGATTCTTTCGTTGCATCATCATCTAGCCTTGACGCATCCGCACATTAGCCCCTGCGGCTGGGTAATCTGTTACGATGCTTTCAATTCGTTGTAATAGATAGGCTCGTTTTCTCTGTGCCATTGCTTGTGACATGGATCACAAAGCCACATAACATCCATCGGTTTGTTGTAGTCGCAATGATGACCGTGTAAGGCTGTCTCATTGCTGCATGACTCACATTGACTAGGTTTGTGCAATCGGCCATCACGGACAGCATTGTTTACTGCGTTACGAGCTGCTGAGCGATGAGGGTAGCGTCGGTAATGAGCTTCTTTCGCCTTAGCTGTTGCCTTTTTACCCTGTTCGGTTTTAGCGTAATCTTTGCGAGCTTCCACGCGATGCGGCAGGTTGGCTCTATTGCGGTCAAATTCTCGGTAGTGTTCAATGTTAGCGGCTCGGTTGGCTCTCACTCTAGCGCGTATGCACTCTTTGCAATTCCCTGATTTTCCGTCCTTGCGAATAGATGACCGGTAAAAATCATCTATAGGCTTATCGGTTTTGCAGTATTTACAATTAATCATGATTAACTCCTTAGAATGGAATGTCTGACTTTACATTGCCGTTTTCATCAACCTCTTCACCGCGCGCGTTATACATTGGCTGCTGATTATTCGGCTGCTGAGTTGACTGATTATTAAAACCCTGCTGTGGCTGAGCTGATTGCTGATTGTTATAGCCCTGATTGTCCTGAGCAGGTCGGTTATTGTTCTGCTGATTGTTAGTCGCTTGACCTTCGTTTTGACCGTCTAGCATCTGCATTTGGTCGGCTCGTATCTCAGTGATATATTTATCTTGACCGCTTTGGTCTTGATACTTGCGAGTGCGTAGGCTGCCTTCGATATACACTTTTGAGCCTTTACGCAAATACTGTGCTGCAATCTCACCTAGGCGGTTAAACAAAACAATTCTGTGCCATTCCGTCGCTTCTTTTTTCTCACCACTCTGCTTATCTGTCCACTGCTCGGACGTGGCAACCGATATATTGGTTACGTTGCCACCGTTGTTGAATTGACGAGCCTCTGGATCAGCTCCCAAATTACCGATGATTATTACTTTATTAACTCCGCGCATAGTCTTGCCTCTTAATTCGATAGTTGTTTAAATAATTCGTTGTAATAGTCACGCGACATTTCGACGCGCTCTTTTGCTTGCTCAATTAGTGACTCGTCGTACTCAATCTTGACTGACCTGATGCGTTTTTGTAGTGGTATTCGATTGACCAGCTCAACGTGCTCATACTCGTCATCGTTATAGCCAAGCAAGCTATGCGGAGTAGGTAGCAAAACAAAGTCCACGTAATGCACCTTTTTGCCCCACAACTCCATATAGACCTGACCTTGCCAATCGTAACCACCGTCTTTGACCTTTTGCACAGCGTCGTCATGTGTCCAGGGGAAGCTATCGATTGACCATGAACATTTGGTGTCTCGTATGCTATCGTCGGTCAGTAAGTCGCACTCACCGCTAAACCAGTCGTTACTTTTGCGCTCAGTGTTTTTGGTCAGCTTGACCGCTTTTAGCAGACTAACGGCTTTGATTGCATCATCTTCTAGCATCAAGCCTTTGTTAATCATCTTTGCGTCAATCTCACGGTGATAATCAAACACATCGAGCAAAACAGCATTGAGCACCACTTTTTTTGATGTTTTACCGAGCGTGGTCTTGTTCTGTAAGCGCGTCATCAATCCACCTAACGCGCTTGCTCTGCATTTGAAAGTCATGAGGCTAGTAACTCCTGTCTCTGCTCATTGCTGATGGTATAACCTGCACTACCATCTAGCACTGATCGCTTATCAAGATTGCCGTTTTCAATTGATGTTTTGACCGTTGCAAAAATATTAGGGTCGTCTGATATATCCATTTCAATCGCCGCTTGCTGTGGCTGATTGTCTGCATACTCATAAGACTGTTGACCATTAACATCACGAATGATTGCTTGGTCAGCTTGTACGGCCTCAGCCAATGTTGGTACGATTGACAATGGCGCTTGCTTACTTAGCAGCAGTTTTAGCACCGTTTTCTGAGCCATAGCCTCAAAGTTATCCTTCCAAACGCCATAGCCTTTTTTGAATGATTGGCTGTACTGTCCAGCATGGGAAGCCATTTCTTTATTGGTCATAGCTAAATGAGCCTCAAAGCCATTCAGCAGTTGGAAGTAGGCGATATAACCTGTGACCTCACCTTTTGGCTCTTTGGGTAAAAATGCAGTTAGGCGCTCATAGACTGATTGCTCGGTGTCACCTGAATACGTTTTGCAAGCACTGATGCGCTTAAACTGACCGCTACGCTGTGCAAGCTGAACAAAGCCCTTATAGCCCATCTGAAAGCTCGCTTGGCCTTTAAACGGTACGATGTAAGCAAAACCTAAATTGTCATTGATCGGTAGGTTAAGAGTGGCAGCCGTAACTACTGCGCCAAAAATACTTTCAGGTGATGCGTTTTGCAGTGCCTTGTTGCTATTGACTACCTGTAAGGCGCTTGTTAAAAATACGTCTTTTCGCTCCCCAAGCAATTCTTCTAACTTGCGCTGCACGCCTTGACCGTTCATATATGCTTTAATTGCTATTGCGTTACTCATAGTCTTATTCCTTATGAAATCTCATTTAAATAATCGATTAACTCACCAAACCCTTTGTACCATCTGCCCATGCGTTGCCATTTCTCACTGGTGGGGTAGTAGTTGATTGTGTGACCGGTTGGCGCTGTCAGTCTTATGTGATACAGATCATTGAAAGATTTAATATCAAGACTAAAGGCTGTCAGTTGGTCAAAGTCTCGCTGTCTTTTTGACAGCGGTACTGAGTGCTTTGCCATGTCAGCCTCCTATAAACCCACATCAGCGGCGGTCAGCGGTTCGCCTTTATGGTCGATAGGTACGGCGTACCGCCAAACCGTATCGCCACACACAAAGTCACCGTCGCTTGCAATACCCGTCACAACAACCGCTCTCTGATGAAACTCGGCAGTAGCATCGTTTTCGTCGCTAACTACAGCTAACACCCAATGCTTTCTACTTTTTAGATACCGGCATAAATCACTACCTGTCAGCTCTACCTTGTCACGCTCGATTAGCGAGTTTTGCCAGTTGGTTGTGTCGAATTTCAAGCTGCATAGCTTCATAGCACCTACTTGGTTGTACCAGCGGCCATCTATGTTTGAAACCTTGGGTGTGCTCTCGAAAAAATTAGTCTCGCCATCAAAATCAACTGCTAAAAACCGCCATTCTTTGGGTTGACCATCAAACACACTCTGATCTAACTGCTTTAGTTTTGGTTTTTTTAACCCAAGTCGTACAGCGTGTCTCTCTAACGACTCCTCCACAGCGACCGCATTTTCTGCACATTTAGCATCGTGCTCAGGGTCAGGTAGCGCGTGATTAAGCTCGGTCAGCATTTCATCTGCATAATCTCGCCATTCTTCCAACGCTTCAATTCGTCTTAATAACTCTCTTTTAGTAACTTTCATAACTCACCTTCCTTAATTCGTTTTAACGACTCATTCGCAGCCTTAACCGTTTTATACTGCTCAGACTGCAAGTATTCGTCCGTATAGCCTTGCTCAGTCGTCGGTTGCCACTCGTTGCTTACAAGTAGCTCACCGTCTATCTCGACCAACTGATAGGCTTTGTCGTCAACGATGACTGTTTCGGCTAGTGCCTGATGCGTAACAAACGCACCAAGACCAGCCCAAACTGCGATAAAGATGATTTGCTTCATGGCTGTACCTCGCTATTTGGCTTGTAAGGCACTCGGGTTTCGACGTAAGCGGTAAACTTAATATCAACACTAGGTACAGCTATTAAGTCCGATTTGCATTGATCGCAATTAACAAGCAACTCATCTTCGTCGTAAAAAACATCTGCATGGTCATGCATGTCTATTTCATAACCGCAGTTAGGGCAGTTAAATTTCATCTACGCCACCTCGCTTTCTTCGACCAACTCAACCGATACCAAATCGAGCTGTCTCTTGTAGTGACTGGTCAGCACGCTACGCGCTTGCATCTTGGTGTCAGCCTCTACGCGCTCAACCATCGTCACGCCTTTCATGATGTGTGTAATTTCAAATATCTTCATGACGCTCTCCTTATACTACGTAGTAGTCGTAAGCCGCTGGTCTGGCTGTGACAGTGTTTGTGATAACTTGCTTAATCAGCTCGATAATGCGCGGTCTGTCTGCGTCTGTTATTGTGTAGTTACCTTCGGTCTCGTAACCGTCAGCAGGGTCGTAAACATGGTCAACTGCTAGGTTGTTGATAGCATCTACTTCGACCCAACTGCTACCATCTACCATGACTAAGCCATTCCAACATTCGCCGCGTGTGCCATGCTCGCTAATGTCGGCATCAAAGTTAATCTTGATACCCATATCGCCTTTTATGACGTAAATCGCATTGCTTTCATGATCTGCGTCATTGTCTAATCTGATAATGTCTGTCATACTGTCCTCGCTTTGTTAAGTAAGCCCTGTATGTCTTTGGTCGGATTGCAGGGCTTTTTTACGTCTTGAATTTGGTATCGCTGCGTCGTCCGCGTTTTGCCTTGCGATGTGGTTATAATAGCAATACTATTAATAATAGTCAATAGCTCAACTATTAATTAGCAAAAATAAATAGCTAAACTACTATTATTTATTTTAGACAATAAAAAACCGCCTCGTAAGGCGGCTTAGTTATTGGGCTTTGCTACACAAGCAGCTTGCTGTACTCCACAGCTACACCGCAAATCTCAAAAGGCGCAAACCTGCTATCTATAATAGGGTAGTCCTCGTTTGATGGCACAAGCTCGCTATACTCCCTCCCTGTCTGCTCATCAAAACCTCTTGGCCGCCATTTTTTAAACGTGGTTGCATTCTCGCCTTTTTTAAGCGCTATTACAAAGTCACCCGCTTTTGGCTGCCTGCTTGGGCTGATTAAAACCATGTCCTTTGGGTAAAAATCCTTAATCATACTATCGCCCTCTATCACGACCCAGAAACAATCATCACCGTGTAGCTCTGCGTTATAGGGCACTCCTTCTTCAACAATCGCATCATCAAAATAATCACAAAACGAACCGGCTTGTACATAATTTAGTATCGGTGCTTTTTTAAACTTGGATTTTCCTTGCACCGTAAAGTTATCGCCACTCATTTGTTTGGCTAAAGACGGTGAGAAGTCCGACACTGGTACTTGTAGTGACTCAGCCAGTTTTATTGCGGACTCCAAGCTCAAAGCTGTACGACCATTTAAGAAGTGACCTACTGCGCCTTGTGTCCATCCGCAATCTGCTGCAATAGTTTCTTGGCTTATCTTCTTGCCTTTGTTGCGCGCCTCAATCTTTTTAGCCTCATAGATCGCCTTTAGTCTAGCAGCATCTTTTAGCTGCGCCTCTGTCAATCCAACCTTGCTCATAACGGATCCTTATTGATTTTTGCGTATTTTGTAATAGCTTTGCTATTAATACAAATACTGTAGCTATTGATTTAACATAATAGTGGTGCTATTATTAATACCTAAGATATTTATAGGGCAAACTTATGGACATCCTGACGCTAGAAAAAGCAGTAAGAATGTATAAGCAAGACCCACTTGCCGAGCTTTTAGGGGTAACGCAGGGCGCTGTCCAGCAAGCAAGTGGCAAAAATCGAAACATATTCATTGTGCAGGACGATGATGGCTATACAGCCTTTGAAATCAAACCTGCATTTAGAACCAATCCAAATATTAACGATATTAGTCAGCTCATCAGTAGCGGACTACAACCAGAGGAGGCTTAACCCATGTACGACAACCCAAGACACATCAAAGACCACAGGGTCAATGCTCGCTTTAATGATGACGAAATTGAAGCGATTTCACAGGTGGCTGGTTTGACTGGCTTGCAAAAAAGCACGCTAGTACGCCAAGCCACGCTTAGATTTATCGAGGAGCTTAGAGCTGAACTTAAAGGAGAGTTTGACCGAGATTACACAAACTTGAAAGACGCAGGTTAGCGAACTTTTGGTAACCAAAGAATAGGAGAGGCTTATGCCTGATAACGATCAGCCGTCTTTTAGCGAGGACGAGCTAGAGGATATCAAGCGAGCAGCAGAAATTATGGGTATGACAGTCGAGGAGCTTGTTAGTTATTCGGCAAATAGGTACGTCAAGCGCGTAAAGGAAGATGCTCGAAAACTAATTTATAACCCGAAATCGATAAAGATACTTAAATGATTTTCGGTAACCGAAAAGGAGCTAAAAGATGCAAGAGCAAGACATTCAGGCATGGGAGCGTGAGTTAAAACACTCTCAATTGATGCAAAAGCAGCGCGAAGGCTGGGACGGTAAGCGAGTCACATTTGCAGGCGGTAAAACTTACGATCTGCCAAAAACAACTAAGACAACCAAATGGAGTAACAAAAATGAAAAGTGAATATGACGCGATGCAATCACTCGCAGCAAGCAAAGAGCAAGCAATACAAGAATATATTGCAGACCGTAACGCTCAGACGCTACTAGATGAGCAGCTACGCAAAGAGCGTATGAACGAAATATTTTGGCGTGGCGTCATGCGTTTTATCACGCATATCACACTGGTATTAATCGTCGTTTACGCACTATTTCATTTTGCATAAGGGTTAATCATGGCAACGAGTCAATCAGAAATCGAGCAGCACATTAAGCAACACGGTATCAAACAGCTTACAAGTCAGGACAACACAGGTCTGTACTGCAACTCAAATCACTATACCAAAAGAACTAAGCAAATCGTGATTAGGCAGACAAAAGAATGGTCACGGACAAAGAAGGAGTGTAGGCCATGAAAATCACAAAACTAGATAACTTTGGCGAAGGTTTTACAGTTGCACCGCGCAGACCGCACAAAGGGGGTGCTACTCGCACAAAGGCGAAACCAAAGCAAGGCAAGAGCGCAGGTCGCTCAAAGGTCGCAAGCGATACGCCAACAGAGAAAGGGCAACGGATTTTCGAGCAGATGAAAAGAGATGGTTTTTACAATGTGGCTGATTTTGATATGTCGCTGTCTTACCTGAGCAACATCATGTCAAACATTCGCGAGATGGGTTATCAGATGAACAGCATAAGAGACGAAAAACATCGAGTAATCAGGTATGAGTTGGACAAGCAATAAAAAACGCTCTCAGTTCGCACCTGAGAGCGTCTCGAAAACTTAAACACAATCGGAGTATATACCTATGAGTAATACAAATCAAGAAAAATCATTTTACAGCAGTAGAGCTATAGCTAAGCACCAAGGCAAGCCGCACAGCTACATATTAAAAATTGTTAGAGATTTAATCTCACAAGACTTGCTAGTAAATACCGTATCTAGGATGTGGGTAAGCGAACAAAACCACCGTGAGTACGAGGAATTTATCTCAGTCCATGAAGATATGGAGTTGATTATATCAAAGGTGTATGTCAGGCCGCCGCCAAAAATTCACGGGTATAAGCGCAAAGAAATAACGTGGCAGTTAAGAAAAAAGGTTTTTGAGCGTGACGCATACCGATGCAAAGGCTGTGGTGATTGGCATGACCTATGTATCGATCACATTTTACCAGTCGCTAGAGGTGGCTGTAAGAACATAGAGAACTTACAAACACTTTGCCGATCATGTAACAGCAAGAAAGGCACCAAGACCATGGATGAGTGGTTGGAGGTGCGCAATGCAAACGATTAAGAGGCAGACAATGAAAGAGACAGGCTATACGCGAGTAGACAACAAGATATTTGACGCACAGCCGTTCTTATCGCCAGTCGCGTTTAGTGTGTTGATGCGAATGGTAAGGATGATTGATGGTTACGGCAATGACGAAAAAAGCCTATCAAACACGTTCCTACAGTCTAATTGCAACATGAGCAAAAACACAGTCTCAAAGGCCGTAAAAGAGTTAGTTGAGTTTGGTTTTTTGAACCAAAACGCACAGCAAAGAAAGACCGCTATTTACACTTTGAACTATGAAAATATCGCCGCTTTTAACGCTGAAAAACATGGTCAAAATTTAGCATCCCAAAATTTAGCATCCCAAAATATGACCATTAGGTTCCCAAAATATGACCCAGTTGTGTCCCAAAATTTGGGAAGTAATAAAGAAAAGAAAGAAAAACCTTTAAAGAAAAATATAGAAAAAAGTAAACCAAAAAAAGCTGCACCTAAATCTTACTCACCTGAAAAACCTGAATCGGTATCTGATCAGATTTGGAATGATTTGTTAATTCTCAGAAAAGACAAAAAGACATCCAACACTAAAACTGCTTGGACAACCATATTCAACGCACTGGAAAAAGCACAACAAGCAACTGGTCACACACTGGATCAAATAATTGCTTTTTGGATAAGCAAAGACTGGAAAGGGTTTAACGCTGATTGGTATCTAAACGCACAGCCAAAACCGCAGCAAACAAATTATCAGGGGGATAACAATGGAAACCATCAATCAGCTAACAGCCAACCTAAATCAAAAGCAGAACAGTACCGAGATATGCTCAACCAGCAATATGCAGAACGCTACGGGCAACCACAGCCAACCGAGCGAACAGTTAACTAGCTCAATCGCTGAAATGTTCGTTGGCTGGAAACGACTTTTTAAAAACAAAATCAAAGACGAGGATTGGGGTATAGATACCGTTTTTGATTGGGCGGAGATACTAACTGAGTTACAGATCACAAAAGCGGAGTTTGGTAAAGCAGAGCGAGCAGTGAAATTATCAGGTGGTTGGCCACCTAGTCACCCAGCGGACTTCTTAGCCCTAGGACGCACAGACACAGCAAGCAGCTATCCCGATATGCGCCAAGAGTACCTAGCAGCAGCACAAGGCATCTACAAGCACGAAGTTACGTTTGAGACAGCAAATCGAGTCGGTACCTGGGAGCTAAAGACACAGCCTGAGTCGATTAGCTACAAATCTTGGCAAAAGCATTACCCAGAGGTCTGCAAAGAGCATAGCGAGGGCAAGAGCTTCAAAGTGCCTGAGTCGCATCAGGTCGAATACAGCCACACAGCGTTACAACCTGATAGCCCAATGTCTGCCACAGTCGATGATTTTCTAAACCAGTTTAAGCGCAAGCATAGGGACGCGGTATGAGACAGATCACAATGCTCACAGAAAAAGACGGCAAGCTGTCCGGCGAGGTTTTAGAGGACGGCAAATACTGGCAGATACCAGCGTTTGAGTATAGCGGCCAGCACAAAGAGGCTGCGCTGCTAGAGAGATTGGATATTGTGCAGATTGAGGCGCAACTGGAAGCAGATATAGCAAGGGGTGAGCAAGCATGAAAAAACCAAAGGCGTTCAAGCCTAAATTCAACGGCAGCATGATTATATTTTTACATGATAACAACCCTGATTTTTTAGCATTTAGAGCGCAATTTACCGAGGACTGGCTGCAAGAGGGTAAATACACAGGTGGTAAGCGTTCGGAGATTATGGGGCGTAAGCGTAAGTTTCAAGTATCGGTACATATATTCGATAAAGACGGCTTTAAGTGTGGGGAGAATGAGCTGGTATTCAAAAGCAAGGGCGGCCAAAAGGATATATCAAAGACGATCTTTAAATTTGGTACTGAGCTGATTAATGAGATACGAGCAGAACACCCAGAGTATGACCTTGACTTGATTAACTCATTTGCCGAGGTGGTGGCATGAAAAACATCTACAACAAAAAGACCGTGCAGCGCATGGAGTGGGTCAAGGCGGACACGGTTGTTATTACATACGCGGACGGTACTAAGGAAACGATGAGTCGTAAAAGTTTTGAGCAGATTATTAAGGGGTGATTATGACCGGACTATCAGAACAACCAAAACTAGTACCAGCGAATCCAGTCAAATGTGCTCGATGCAATCAAGTCTTTGCATCAGGCTCGATTGACCATCTTTGCTTTGATAAAGACGGCAACTGTCAAATGTGCCAGGCCGAGCTAAGCGGTAAGTACGCAAACGGTCAGAGCAACGCTTTGGATGATTTGATTCGAGCAGCTAGAGATTTACGCCAAGCATTAAAGGATTATGAGGATAGCAACGACTGTGGAGAAATGTACTACGCAGAGCGAATTAGCGGCCCAGTCGATTTGCTCATTGATGCACTGAACAACTATGAGGGAGGCGGTAAGCAATGAGTATTGCAAAAATCGGTATCGATACAGGTGTCAAAACAGGCGTGGCGGTGTGGGAGGATGGTCAGTTAGCAGCAGTTGAGAGTATGACAATCACAAAGGCGATGGATTTTATATTAGGCCACTATCCGCGACCGCAGGATTGCAAGCTATACATCGAGGACGCGCGCAAGTGGATTGGATTCAACGGTAAGACCAAATCTACTCAATCAAGACTGCAAGGCGCAGGGAGTGTTAAGCGCGATGCAAAGATTTGGGAAGATTGGTGTAAAGAAAACGGTTATGAAGTGGTGTTTGTCAAGCCGATGGGTAAGGGGCTTAAAAAATCAGCGGATGAGTTTAAGCGCATCACAGGTTGGCAAGGTCGGACGAATGAACACGCTAGAGATGCAGCCATGATTGTGTATGGTCGATAAACACGCACAAAAACGCATCAAATCGGCTCAAGGTGAGCTTTAAGAGTTAGTTTGATGCAATGGGTGCTTGATGGGGCTAAAAGGGATTAAAACGGAGATTTGAAGGTGAATAAATACTGGTTGGGATTTTTGGTGTTTTCAATGATTTTTAATTCGCTGGGTTGGTGGGCAGCAGGTTACAACATTTACGCTTTTAACACTGGCATGAGTTTGATTTTGATAGCTAATGAGGTGCATAAGGGGTTACGGATATGAAATTAAGGCAGTGTGAAATTTGCAAATGTTACCTGACCGATGGTGAGGTTAATGCAAGCCAGTACGATAGATATTTAACGTGCTTCCAGCATAAATACGAGATAAAAGAACAGACCGCCTCACTTGACAAGCAAGAAATGAAATTAATGGATTGGGTTGATTTGGGGCGCAAAGACAATGACTAATCTCAAACTAAAACGACCAATCTTGATAGGCGACAAATCAACGCACAAGAAAGACAACACAGAATGCGAAATAACGTCCATTTGGATCAACACGCAAGGTCAAGCGGTTATTGAGTCGGTCGATGATAGAGGTGAGCTTAGCACGGACAGTGTGAGCAGCTTTATTAACAATTATCGAAAGGGGTAGGTTATGAGTGAGATTCAATGGGTCAATGACAAGCGAGTGAAGCCAAGTGTTGAGAAAGACATGGTAAACCATCCGCCACACTACAAGGATGCGAGCGGCATTGAGTGCATTGAGGTTACAAGTCAAGGACGCAAAGACGACGCACCAAAAGCCGTCCAAATCCTAAACGAAGCCGTACAAATAATGGCAGAGCGTGGCAAGTCTTACGACAAATCAGGCGGTGAAGCTGAACGCTCAATGCCAAAGATTGTAGCTATGTTTAACGCGCTGACAGGGCATGAATTGACACCAGAGCAAGGTTGGAAGTTTATGTGCTGTCTAAAGCTCGCAAGGTCGGAACAAGGCGAGTATCGAGAAGACAATTATCTTGATGGGGCGGCATACATGGCATTGGCAGGAGAGGAGGCAAGCGAGGCCGACGATGACTAAAAAAACATGGGTTGTTAAGACTGATGAACAGCGACTTAAGCACATGAGTTATCTAGCTAGCCGCTCACTACCTTACACGGCTACAGACGAGGACGGCGAAAAGGTAAAGCGCAGCACACCACAGAACAGCCTATTGCACCACTATCTAACCGAGGTGCATCAGCAAAAGCCACAGCACTCATACGAGGAGTACAGAGGGCTTTGCAAGTTGTTTTTTGGCGTACCGATACTTTGTGAAGATGACCATGAGTATGCGCAAGTCATGCAAGAGGAGTTTTACGCCAAGCTGTCTTACGAAATGCAGGTCAAGTACATGATGAAGCCGATAGACGTAGCTGTAACTCGCACCATGAATAAAGGGCAGATGCAAAGATATTTAGATGCTATTTACCATCATTTTACAGTCAATCGCGGTTTACGGCTAACACAGCCTAATGAGGGTATTTACTATGAGTAAGCTACGCAAAAGCGCACGAGGTCAGCAATGCACGTTAAGGCTCACAGGCTGTAACTACAATCCTGAGACAACGGTGCTCGCTCACATACGCATTAACAGTTTTTGCGGAATCGGACTTAAACCACCTGATTATATGGCGTGTTTTGCTTGCTCAAATTGTCACGACACGATAGACGGCAGGGTAAAGAGTGATAGCACATATCAGGATATTTTGAGGGCGCATTTTGAGACGATGCAGATTTGGGTTGATAATGGACTGATCGAGGTGGCTAAGTGACTGAGCTGGATATTAAAGACAAATTAGCAGCATGGGGCGCATGGAGTCGGTCGGATAGCAGCGGGCTTGGGTATATCAGCCCATGTTTGCTGATTATGCGGGGCAACGTAGCAGAGACATGCAGAGCGCCGAGAGCGCACTATATCAGCGATGATGAGGCGATGCTGATTGATGCTGCTATCAAGATGCTTAGACAGGACTATGAGGTGTTGTTCCAAATCGTCAGACGCAAATATTACCGATGCTGGACAGCTAAAGAGATAGCACAGCACTATCTAACAGACATTGAATATCCACGGCTGGCGCATTTAGATTGGGAGCATAAAGATAAAAAACGGTCAGACCACCGCCATGTCGGGTTGATGCTAAAAGAGGCTGAGCGCATGATTGAGCAGTATTTAGCGTAAGAGACTCCCGCAATACGCGGGATTTTTTTTGCATTTATTTTAAATTATTTTGCAAATAACACTTGACCAATTACCTAAAACTAGGTAATATAACCATATCAACAACGACAAGGCTATAGAGCCAGTCATCATCTAGGAGATACATTATGAAATCATTTATCTTTAAAGCAGCTCACCAACAAACCAAAAAAGTTATCCAAGCTGGCGACAACTACGCCGTGACTTTTGGCGCAGTGCTAAAAAACATCTACAAAACAGTTAAAGGCATCACTCAGCGCGTTGCACCGCTAATCGCTAAAGGCTTTGTTGAGTTTACTGTCGAGCATCGCACCACTGGCAACAAAGGCGGTTACTGCATGATGTTAAGCCAAGGCAACCAAGGTTATAACGTAACGCAGATTTTAAACAAGGCCACCAAAAGCACTGCTTATTACTTGACTCATGACGGACAAGCTAAGTCTTTTGGCGGTCAGTTGGCAGTCTTTATCATCCACAGCTTAATCAAAAAAGGCGCATAAGATGGACATTAAGCAATTAACCGAGGCGGGTCGCTTGCTATACGGCGACCAGTGGCAAAGCAACATGGCGCGAGATTTAAACATTGATAGCCGCCGTGTAAGACAGTGGCTCAGCGGCACAAGCCCTGTATCGCCTTGGGTGGCAACTGAGTTACAAGCACTATTAGATAAAAAGCAGTTTAATATCAATCAGTTTTTAGGATCAATCAATAAGGATGCTGACATGACAAACTTTATAAATAAATTGCAACCAAACACAGCTATGACCAATAAGGTAGCTCAAAATCCTAACAGCACCAAAGTTGCTGAGGCAGTGCAAGCACAACTAGAGAGTATTGTGATAGCTGCCTATAAAAACAATCTCTTTAAAATAGCAGGCATAGACGCAGATGGTAAAAAGCTCATTGAGTTTACCGCAGCAAAAGGCGATGATGGTTTGGCGTTTTGGTTTGGTGAGGATTGGCGCAGCAAAGTTACACGCATCGAGCGTATCGGCGATGCTGATGAGGTAGTAAAGATTGATGATATAGCTTAATGTGGCAGTCACTACAATATAATTTGACACTACCCAAAAAAATAGGTATATTTAGGGTACGCTGAACAGAATAGTGTAAAGCGACCAATAATACTCCTTACTTGCCCCAACTCATGAAGTTGGAAAATGCGAGTAAGGACAATACAACGCCTCATCATTAATTTGATGGGGCTTTTTTTATGTCTGAGATTTGGCAGGGATAGCATGATTGATTTAAGACAAGGCGATTGCTTAGAGCTGCTTAAAGATATTCCTGATGGTAGTGTTGATTTGACCGTCACAAGCCCACCTTACGATAATTTACGCACGTATAATGGCAACAATGACCAATGGTCTGCTGATGTTTGGCAGAAAGTTATAGCTGAATTATACCGTGTCACAAAAGATGGTGGTGTAGTCGTATGGGTAGTAGGTGATGCTACAATCAAAGGTAGCGAAACAGGCACGTCATTTAAGCAAGCGTTACATGCTATGGATTGCGGTTTTAATTTACATGACACGATGATTTTTCAGAAAAACGCAAGCCCGAGGGACACTAGAATACCTAGATATTGGCAGGGTTTTGAATACATGTTTGTATGGTCAAAGGGCAGGCCTAGCACCTTAAATTTCATCAGAGTACCGTGTCAGACGGCAGGCACAAAAAAGCGGTCATATATGCGTAAACCAGATGGAAGCATCAGAGAAGATAGAAAAAAACTGCTAACCAAGGTTAAAGACGATAAGCCTAGAGACAACGTGTGGAGGTATGGGACAGCGAGACATGAAATGCACCCAGCACCATTCCCCGAACAACTCGCCCACGACCACATTATTTCATGGAGCAACGAAGGTGATACAGTCCTAGACTGCTTCATGGGCAGCGGCACAACAGGCGCAATAGCTGTAAAGAATAACCGTAAGTTTATCGGTATTGAGCTAGACCCTGATTATTTCAAGATAGCTGAAAAACGAATTAACACAGCCGCCGAAAATGGCGGTTTTTTAATGTCCGATTAAATAGCAAGGGATGCTATGAGCAACTACGATAAATCACATGAGTGGGTTTATAACGAATACCACAAGACAGAGAACGTAATCACTAAGCGGTCTTACTTGGACATACTCAAGCGTCGAGCCAGTACGGGCAGTAAGAAGGCAGCTGAGTACGTTAGCTTGATAGAGCAATCATTGATTAGTAGATAACGAGGTGAGTTGTGAACAAGATATCAGACAAGCAAACGCTATATGTTGGTGAGTCATATTCTGATGTAGAACTGGAAACGATAAATAATAATGTTTATATATCTGATACGGCTGATGACGAGTGTGTGCATTTCCCTATTGAACGATGGGAAGATGTAAAGGCTGCTATCGACAAGATGGTCGAGCACAGACAGAAAGATTAAACCCTTTTGCCCACATTGATTGATGGGCTTTTTTTATATGAGCGCTGGAGGGTGCTATGACTAATGAAGCGCTCGACAGCGTTGTGAGTGAAGATATTAACAAAGGCGGCAGACCAACAATTTATAGCGAAGAATTAGCGCAAGTGATATGCGAATCACTAATGGTTGGAATGTCTTTACGCAAGATATGCGAGCTTGACGGTATGCCTGCTATATCTACTGTAATGCAGTGGTTAGCAAGCGGCAAAGATGGGTTTATGGAACAGTACGCGCACGCAAGGCAAGTGCAAGCTGAGTATCTGCTTGATGAATTGATTGATATTGCTGACGATTCAGCAGATGACTACGAGATTGTGAATGGCGAAGAAAGACTGAATCAAGAACATATCCAACGAGCTAAACTGCGTATTGATACGCGCAAATGGAATATCGAAAAGCTAGCGCCCAAACGTTATGGATCTAAGCAACAGATTGAAAGTAATGTAAATCTAAGCGTAAGCAATCTAACCGACGATGAACTGGATGCTCAAATAGCGGCGCTAAACAATGGCAACTCGTGATGATAAACTGAAACTCCTCAAGTTGCTTGAAGAAAAGCGACGCAGAGAGCGAGTGTATCGCTACAAGACATTTGGTGAGCGGCTATATCCAATTCAGCGAGAGCTTTTACAATGCACTAAGACCTATACGCAAGTTTGCTTTATGGCAGCTAACCGAGTTGGCAAGACCATGACGGGGACGTATATTGATGCTATCCATGCATTGGGGCAATACCCCGACTGGTGGGACGGTCACGCATTTGACCATGCACCGCTTCTATGGCTGCTTGGTTATTCTGGCGAAAAGTGCCGCGACCTTTTGCAAAAACCTATCTTTGGTATTCGCAAAGAAAATGAATGGGTAGGTGGCTTGATTCCGCCCGAGTACATACTTGACCATGAGTCGATGACTGGCACACCTAATGCTATGCGTACAGTGTACGTGAGGCATGGCGGTGGTGGTGATGTTCAGCATCAAACAGCGGCGGTGCAGTTATGGTCATACAGTCAAGGTCAGCACGCTTTGATGGGTGATAATGTTGATTGGTTTCACATCGATGAAGAACCAAAAGACCCTAATATTTACCCACAGGTCTTAACTCGCACAGCAACGGGCGATAACGGCAAAGGCGGTCGAGGCATCTTGACGTTTACGCCTGAGAATGGGCGTACTGACTTGGTTATTCAGTTTATGGATGATCCAGCCGACGGACAAATCATGCTCAATGCTGGTTGGGATGATGCGCCGCATTTGGACGATCGAGCCAAGAAAACACTACTTGAATCATTCCCAGCTCACCAACGTGATATGCGTACTAAGGGTATTCCAATGCTAGGACATGGCCGTATTTATGACTTGGGTGAAGAATTTATCACTTGTGATCCGTTTGAGATACCTAATCACTTTATGCTAATTGATGGCATGGATTTTGGTTGGGACCATCCACAAGCGCAAGTGCAGTTAGCTATTGACCTTGATAACGATATTATTTACGTCACTCACGCTTGGAAACAAAGGCAAGTTACACCAAGCGAAGCATGGACAGCGACAAAGAAATGGGCTGATGGCGTGCCTACCGCATGGCCATTAGATGGCTTGCAGTCTGAGAAAAGCTCAGGCAATCAACAGAAAAAGTCTTATGACGATGTTGGTTTTGACTTGCTGCCTACTTACGCTAAGTGGCCTGATAATACAAACGGCGTAGAGATAGGCTTGCTTGAGATATTGTTACTGATGAAAAGTGGCAAGTTTAAGGTGTTTAATACTCTGAGAGAATGGCTTAATGAGTTTTTGCAATATCATCGCGACGAAAAAGGCAAGATTGTAAAGACTGGTGACGATTTGATGGACGCCACGCGCTACGCATACATGATGCGGAATCACGCCATACAAAAAGGGTTGATTGGTGAGCCTGAACCTGCGCCAGCACCTATCCCCACAGTTAAAAACTATTGGTAATAAACTATGAGCAAGCAAAACGACAAATTGCATCAACGCTTGCTTGAGCGTATCGATGCAGACTACAGCCAATCGCACGACAATCAACGCCAGTCTTATGATGACCGGCGTTTTTGTTTTGTGCAGGGAGCGCAGTGGGATGGCGACATTGGCAGACAGTTTGAGGGCCGTCCAAAGTTTGAGTTTAACAAAATTCAGCTATCAGTCATTCGTATCTACAATGAATGGGCTAAAAACCGCTTTACCGTTGAATTTAGACCGCAGAACAATGCAGCCGATACAGATACAGCCGATAACTTGCAAGAGTTATTCAGAGCCGATGAGCGCGATAGTAACGCCGATGAAGCTTACTCTACTGCTTTCATGGAAGGTATTAGTGGCGGTATCGGCGCAATCTTACTTGAGGCTAAGTATGATGATGAAGATGGTGACGATGACGAGTATCAGCGCATACGCATCAAGCCAATATTTGAAGCTGACACGATGGTCTATTGGGATAGCAATGCGCGTCGCTACGACAAAGCAGATGCTAAGCACGTAACGATTGTGACCGCAATGTCAAAGGCTCAGTTTGAGTCTAAGTACAATAAAGACGTTTCGAGCTTTGACGACTTACAAGGCTACCGCTTTGATTGGCGTGACGGTGACAATGTGCGAGTCGCTGAGCATTACGAGCTGACAGAGCGCAAAGTTGAGGTTACTAAACTATCCCATCCGCAAGGTGGCGAACCAGTTAAGCTCTACGAGGATGACGAGGATTTTGACCAGCAGCTAAGCGATTATCTAGCACAAGGCTATGAGATTGATTTTGCTAAAAAGGTTAAGCGTAAAGAGGTTAAAGGTTATGTATTAAGCGGTGATGGCATTGTCGAAAAATTAGGCGTGATAGCAGGTGAGTATTTGCCCGTAGCGCCGTTCTACGGCAAGCGTATGTATGTTAGTGGTCGAGAGGTCACACAAGGCCATGTAGGGCTGTCTCGTGACGCTCAGATAGCATTTAACCTTAAAATGTCTGGCTTAATTGACTTAGCAAGTCGTCCGCAAGACGAAACGCCTATTTTTACACCAGCACAGGTCAAGGGTCATGAGGGGCAATGGGCAAGCAAAGAAGTAGAGCGCAAGCCATACTTAACGATTAATCCGACTAAAGACGCGCAAGGCAATGTTATTGGAGTAGGGCCACAAGCCTACACCAAAGCGCCAGTGATACCGCAAGCGATGGGCGCATTGATTGAATCAAGCGGTGCGTTAATTGGCGAACTGACAGGCAACCAGTCAAACGGTGAGCAGTTAGTCAGCAACGTATCGACCGAAGCGGTTGAGATGGTGCAAGACAAGGTTGACGCGCAAGCATATATCTATCTTGATAACTTTGCTAAGACGATTGCCCATGTTGGGCGCATTTGGCTATCAATGGCTCAAGTGGTTTACGATGAAGAAAGCCGCGAAATGTCAGGTGTTAGCCATGACGATACTGATAGCAAGGTTGTGATCAACAAGCCGACTATTAAAGATGGTCAGCTTGCTTATGAGAATGACATACAAGGCGGCAAGTACAAAGTAACAGTCGATGTCGGTGAGGCGTTTAGCACGCAGCGCGATAAGACAATCAAGCGCATGATTGAGATGCTACCGCTTGCTTCAGATCCGCAAGACTCTAAGGTTCTTTACAACACCATCTTAGCTAATCAGGACGGTGAGGGCACACACGACCTTAGTCGTTATGCTCGCAAGAATCTCATTAACATGGGAGTTACAGAGCCTGATGAGCAAGAGCAGAAAGAGATGCAAGCCGCGCAACAAGCAGCAGCTAATCAGCCGCCTGATGCACAGACGCAATATTTTGAGGCAGAGGCAGCGAAAGCACTTGCAAGCGCAGAGAAAGCGAAAGCTGACACGCAAAAAACACTTGCAGAGGTTGACGAGACTCGCGCTGATACGGCTAAGACGCTCTACGAGATGCAACAGCAGTTTGAGCAATCACAAGCAGCACAGCAACAAGCTATGCAGCAAATGCTTATGATGCTCACAACTATGCAGCAATCACAGCAGCAGAATGAGCAGCAGATTAAGAAAGAAGTGACACCACAAGAGCAGCCTGATATGCAGCAACTAGCAGCTACGGCAGCTATGCAAGAAGGTATGCCACCAATGGAGGGTATGTGATGAAAGAGTTAACCAAAGCGGTTATAGAAAACAACAATCAGTTACTTGTGCAAGTAGCTGATTTGATGAGTAAGTATGATAGCGCTGATGGTAAATCCGCCCTTGGCGAGTGTATGGCGTTAATGGTTAGAGCTAACTCTCAAGTTTTCGCTAAAGACTTACAGGAGATTATCAACGCATCTAATCTTGGCGGTGCTAAATAAAACTAATCCTACTGCTACTTGCTGATAAGTTCTTACGGTACATGGATAAGAAAGCTAATGCTCGTAAGGCTGAATTAGCCAATGGCAAAGACGCTGATATGCTATAATAACTCTATAAAATAAGGAGTTATTTATGCAAAAAGACTGCGCTTATAGTTGCGATATTTTAGATGATGGCAGTTATCGTGTTGCTATCACAATCGATGGCGATTATTCAAAAATAGTTAGTTACGGGGAAACGCAGGACATAGCGGAATCTAATGCAAAAAAAATTATTGCTAAGATAGAACGCTTGAATTCTATGCGCGTTGATTTCAACTAAACAAACCAACCCAACCAAACAAAGCTCACTTCGGTGGGCTTTTTTATTGCCTAAATTTTAACAACAGCCACCAGATGCTATAAATCTGAGGAGATACCAAAGTGAGTGATTTTGACGACAACCAAGACTATCAAGAAGATACCCCGCAAGTCGAAGATAACGAGGTCATCGATGACGAGCAGGATATTGAAGATAGTCAAGACGATGAGCAAGATGCCGACGGTGAAGAAGCCGAAAGCCAAGATGATAGCGCCGATGACTCAGACGACTCAGATGACGCGCTTGATTTTAGCTTTGATGATGACGGTGATAGCAGCGACCCTTTCAGGGGACAAGAAGCGCCCGAGTGGGTGAAGAAAGTCCGAGAGGAAAACCGCGAGCTTAAACGTCAATTAAAGCAGCGTGAAGCACAGCAAATGCCGCAACAAGTGTTACGCGAGAAGCCAACGCTTGATGACCATGACTATGACAGTGATGCGTTTGAACAAGACTACGCGCAGTGGCTACAAGAAAAGCAGCAGGTTGATGCACAGGTACAAGCCGAGCGGCAAAAGTACCAACAGTATCATGAGCGCTATAAAGCCGATGTTGACGCAATTAAGGCAAAAGCACCGGATTATGACGAGGTAGAGCTATCCGTCGTTGATGTGCTGTCTGAGCAAAAACAAGGCTTGCTGCAAATGCTGGTCGATAACCCTGCCAAAGTGGTTTATGCACTTGGTAAAAACTCACCGGCACAACTGGAGCGATTATCGAAACTTGATGACGTTCAGTTTACAAAGCAAATCGTCTTGATGGAGCAGCAAATGACGTCAAAAGCAAAATCACGTAACCCAAACAAGCCAAAGCCCAAAACGCATGAGCTGGAAGGCTCAGCGGGTGGTGCTGACGCAGAGTTAGAAAAACTTGAAGCGCAAGCGGACAAGACGGGCGACCGTTCAGCCGTCATTGCATACAAACGAAAAATGCGTAATAAATAAACTTTTAAGGAGCCTCAAATGGCTGGTAAGTTAACAAAACAAGAGATTGTCGCTTTTGACCAAGTTGTCGAAGGCTTTGAGGAGGCGCTTGTCTATACGCAGGCTGCTAAAATTTATCGATTCCCTGATGGGCGTACTGCGCTACGTGGTAATGATACCGTATGGCGCATGATGCCAAAGCAGGCAATCTCGCAAGAGGGCTTGAATCAAACTGGCAACTTTGAAACGCCAAGCGAAATGGCTGCACCAGTTACTGTTGACCGCAACCGATCAGTGCCGTTCTTGATTCGCCCAGGTGAAAACCGTGACCAAAGTTTCATGAGTGAATGGGGTGAGGCTGCCAAGATTGAGTTAGCAAGCAAGGTTAATGATGCTTTACGTCGTGAGGCTGCTTACTACTCGTCTAACGTCAATATCCGATCAGGTGCGCCTACCGGGTTTAAAGATGTGGCAACAATGAAGGCTATGCTTGACCGTCAAGGTGTGCGCGGTACTGGTCGCCAAGCATTCTATTCATCTACCGCCATGATTGATATGTCGGACAACCTTGCAAGTCGTCAGACACTAAACGGCAAGACGTTGACCGCATACGAAGAAGCCTATGTGAATAAGATTGCAGGCATCTCGGTTCACACTGATGATTCGCCTATTCAGCTTGAAGGGTCTGATGTGGTTGGTGCAACGGTCTCAGGCGCTAATCAGCGTCATGTGCCAATGGCCACCAAGAAAAACAACATCAACGGTACTGAGACTAACGTCGATAACCGTTCAATGGTGTTAAATGTCGCTAAAACTAGCGGCGCATTCAAAGCAGGTGATGCGTTCACCATTGCAGGCGTTTACGCTGCTCATCATCAAAACAAAAACAACACGGGCGACTTAAAAACCTTCCGAGTTATTGATGTTGTGTCAGACACGCAGATTGAGATTATCCCTGCTATCGTTGCACCTGACGCGGAGCTTGTAACCATCTCGGAGCTTGCTTATCAAAACGTATCAGCAACGCCTGCCGATGGCGCAGCAATCACCATGCTGAACAAGGTAACGACGGACATTAACACTGTGTTTGTTAAAGACGCGCTTGAGATTATCCCATCAACACTTGGTTTAAGCGCGGAAGATGGTTGGTTCACAACCAAAGCCACCTTGCCTAACGGTATTGAGATTGCATACAGCCGTCAAGGTGATATCAACGACCTGAGCGTAAAAGCTCGTTACGATATTACGTTTGGCACAGCAATGCTCAACCCTGAAATGGCAGGCATCCAGTTATTTAATCAAGGTTAGGAGTAAATTATGGCAGTTCCAACTTTTAGCGCACCGGTCATCACGCAAGATGGTGTTACTGGTCTTTATCACGCGAGCTTTACGGTATCTGATACCGATGTTAAAGCAGAGGGCGTTGGTGATACACCTTATCAGGCTAAGCGTCATGCTGTTGTGACTTATCGCAAGGCTAATCCGCTTGCGTTCTTGGATATTCCCGCTTAACCGATAGATTTATAGTTATATGCGCTGTCTTAGGGCGGCGTATATTGCGATTGATTTAACCAACGGAGATAAGCAATGTCAAACATGATGATTTACGCCCCACTATCAGCTACTGGCGGTACGATTGAAAACGTATGGGGCACAAAAATGCGTGTCAAGTCGATTGACGCCAGCGACAAAGATGCCGTCGAGCAAGCCAAAGCAGACGGTTGGTCAAACAAAGCACAAGACGTTATCGAGCAAGCAGAAGCCGAAAAGCTGCAAGCCGAAAACAAAGCAATGAAAGTAATGGTTGGCGGCAACAGCGTTGCAGCACAACTTGAAGAACAGCTATCGCAAGCATTGACGGAGATTGCAGAGCTTGAGCAGAAACTCGCAATCTACGAAGAAACCAAAGATACAAACGGTGATGGCAAAGTGTCTTACGATGAAATGGAAAAAGACGAGCTGAAATCCCTACTTGATAAACGTGGTGTCAAGTATGTGTCGCGTGACAATCTTGATGATTTAATTCAGAAAGCCAAAGACAGCGAGTAAATTATGAACATCACGAAACGAGATATTGTGGACCGCTCTTTTAAGCTTCTGTCTATGAGCGGGTATATGCTTGACGACAGCCCAGAGGACGAGCAAGACATTCTACAAACACTCGATGATATGATGGCAGAGCTACAAACTGGCAGTTATGACTTTGGCTATCTTTTCGCCGAGGACGTGACCGAAAGTTATCTTGGTGATTTGGCAGGCATTAAGCGTGATGCGCTCTCAGGCATCTCTCACAAGCTCGCATTACGCATTTGTAGTCTATACGGTAAACAGCCGCCAGTCTTGTTGCTCAATCAGGCTGACGACGCATACAACGCATTGCTAACGCGCTATCAAAAGATACCTGAGATTGAACACTCGACTGATAACGTGGTGCTAGGTACAGGCAATAAAGTAAGGTGGTGGTGATATGCAGATCCCAATTATCAACGGTATTTATACCGATGTAACGGCGGACTATCGCACATCATACCCGCTCAATCTCGTACCAGTGCCAAAGCAAAACGGTATCGCTAACGGTTATCTAAAAAAGGCTGACGGCATTGAGTTGTTTTGCGGTGCTGATAAAGGTGGTATCGACAGAGGCGGCATCAACTGGAATGGTGTTTGCTACCGCGTCATTGGCAATATGCTGTGGCAAGTCAGTGAGCAAGGTGTTTGCACATCAATAGGCGCTATCGCCAGTGGTGAGCAGTGCAGCTTTGCGTATTCGTTTGACCGCTTAGGCATTGCATCAGGTGGCAATCTCTACTATCTGCAAAATGGTGAGCTGACACAGGTAACGAATGCCAATCTTGGCACCGTGGTCGATGTTGAATGGATTGACGGTTATTTTGTCACAACCGATGGTGAGTTTGTTATCCAAACGGAATTGAATGACCCCACGCAAGTTAGCCCAACAAAGTACGGCTCAAGCGAGGCAGACCCTGATCCAATTATCGGCTTGATGAAAGTCCGCAACGAGCTTGTTGTCTTGAACCGATATACCATCGAAGTGTTTAGCAATACAGGCAGCGCAGGCTTTGCCTTTGCCCGTGTCGATGGCGCAATGATGACAAAGGGGCTTGTTGGTACGCATGGCAAGTGCCTATTTGCTCAGTCATTCGCTTTTGTTGGTAGCGGCAAGAATGAGCCTTGCAGTGTTTATCTTGGTGCTAATGGCGGTCTGTCAAAGATTGCTACTCGTGAGATTGAGCGTATTATCTCGGGCTATAGTGACTCGCAGCTATCAAATATTGTGCTTGAAGCCAAAGAACAAGACATGCATCAGCATCTATACCTGCACCTGCCTGATAAAACGATGGTTTACGACTTTGCAGCAAGTCAGGTTATGCAGCAGCCAGTTTGGTTTGAGCTATCATCATCTACAGACGGCAACGGCGCATATCGTGCTATCAATCACGTATGGTGCTACAACAAATGGATTGTAGGTGATAGATTTAACAGCAATGTTGGAGTGCTAACCAACAAGCTATCAAGCCACTACGGTGAGGCGGTCGCTTGGCAGATTAACACAACGTTTTTATACAACGGTGGTCAGACAGGACAGATAAAGTCTATTGAGCTTGTCGGCTTGACTGGCCGCACGAATACCATCGCTGATCCAAAAGTGTTCTTATCTTGGACTAAAGACGGCATGACGTGGAGTAATGAGCGTTTGCATCGGCAAGGTATGCGCGGACAGTACAATAAGCGCATTATCTGGCTAAGGACTATCGGTATGTTTCGGCAGATGATAGGTCTTAAATTCCGAGGCTGTGACGACTCACTAGCATCATTCACAGCGATTGAGGCGGACGTGGAGGGCTTTGGTAATGGCGGTTAATAAAGTATATAAAATCCCTCGTAATGTCTTGGCGGAAATGACCAAAAACAACCCGCAAGCAATCGCAGCATTAGAGAACAGTCAAAACATGGCTGAACGAACACCGCAGCAGTTAGAGGATATTATTGTCCAGATTAACAGTGCGGTCGATAAAGCAGAACAAGCCGCACAGATTGCCACACAGTCAACCGCAATCGCTCAGCAGCTACTAAGTGACCTTGCGCCACAATTAAACGCTGTGAGCGTGCCACAGACGCAAATAGACATATTGAGCGCGGTCAATGTATCAATCGGTCAAGACGCTCAGTTACAACCAGTCGGCAACCATCAAGACTGCCCCATTCAACTCATGCCAATTTAGGTGATATATGAAACTAATCAACAAACAGGCTGCAAATATCACTTTGGCAGCCGAAAGTAACACCGTCTATCTGCCAAAGACTGACGCACAAATTCGAGCGTTAACCATTCACAATCCAACCGCTGAGCCTATCAATTTAACGATTGAAGTCAACGGCAAAACGATGGTCAAAAAGACCATCACAGCAGGTGCAACCGAGGTTATTAGCTCGCTATTTAATCAGCAGATTGTCAAAGACGAGCCATTAACCATGACGGGCGAAGGTGCTAACGTGCTGTTAACAGTGGTTGAAATCACGGAGTAGTTATCATGGATGACACGTTGGTTCTTTGGATATTGGCTGGTTTGACAGTTGGCATTGTTGCAGGTCAATTGCTTTTTATTGCGTTTGACAATTACCAGTCGTACAAAACAAGAAAAGAGATAGCCGCTAGAAACCGCCAGTACGACAAAGAAAGAGTTGAGCGGTTAGAGCGCGGTGAGTATGAGCCGCCCTTTGGAGGTGGTTCGTTTGCTTTTCGCGTCTATCGTGATTTAGCAGAAGCAGAACGTGAACGACAATCCAATAAACCAGACCACCTACTTTGTGTTATGCAAGACTTCTTTGTTGAGCTGCGAGAAAGAGATAAAAACAATGATAAAACAAGTTAAATTCGCAGACTATCAGCACAAAATAACATCAATGATGATGGAAATGCTGCATCTTGAGCCGCAGCCAGTTGATATACCAGTGCGGCGGTACTGCGAGCTTGACGACATGGGCGTACTGCGTGCGATGCTGTGGTTTGATGGCGATATGGTAAAGGCAGTTGCTCTATTGTTTGTCAGTCCGTCACTGCGTAACCCCATGATTGTTGACGCGTCCACTGATGTACTGTGGGTTAAGCCTGAGCATCGCGGTAATAGCTCAGAATTTATCAGCAGTATAAAGGCGTATTTGTCTGATATTGGTGTTAACTACTGGTACGTGTCAAGCCGTGACAACGCACCCATCGAAGGGTTTTTAGAAAAGAATAACTTTGAGCCGCTTGAGCGGCTTTATTTTTGCGAGGTGTAAGATGGGATTTGTTAAAGATGCGTTCGACAGCATAACGGGCAAGTCTGCCGCAAAAAGTGCAAGCAAAGCGCAGCAGCAAGCGACTGAAAAAGGCATGGAGGAACAGCGCCGTCAGTTTGATATCATGCAGCAGCTCATGCAGCCGTATGTTGACCAGGGCGCAGGGGCTTTGCAAGGTCAGAATGACTTGCTAGGGTTAAATGGCTTTGATAGCCAACAGTCAGCCATAACCAACATCGAGAACTCACCATTCTTTAAATCACAGTACCAAATGGCTGAGAACGCACTGTTACAAAATGCAGCAGCAACAGGTGGTCTGCGTGGCGGCAACACTCAAGAAGCACTGGCTGATAACCGGTCTAATATGCTCTACAACAACGTACAGCAGCAGCTACAAAATTTGAGTGGGGTCGCTAGTAACGGTCAGAGCGCAGCAGCAGGGCTTGGCGGTCAAGGTTTGCAGTTTGGTAACAATATAGCACAAGGCTATGGCGATATTGGACAGGCGCAAGCAGGGTATCAGCTGGCAAAAGGTCAAATCAATCAGGGTTTGCTAGGTTTTGGACTTAAAGCAGGCGCAAGCGCATTAGGTTTCGGAGGATTTTAAATGCAACTCGCACAAAGTTATTTACAAGGTATGGGTAGTCCGTTTGACGGCGTGCTTGAGGCATACGGTTACGGTCAGCAATTACGCCAAAACAAAGACACGCTACAAGCACAGCAAGCCGAGCAAGCACGTAAAATACAAGCACAGCAGGCGTTTGAAACGATTGATTGGGATAATATGAAGGAAGTGCGGCGCATGGTCGCTCAATTCCCAGAATACACCAAAGGCGCCCAAGACTATATCGGCAAAATGGAGGCTAAAGAGCAGCAAGGGCTATTGGGAACAATGAGCCGTGGCATATCCGCATTGCAGAGCGGTTCTAATCAAGTGGCGTCTGATTTGTTTAGAAGTCAGGCAGAAGGTTATAGAAACGTAGGCGATGAAGCGGCAGCAAAAGATGCTGATTGGTTGGCTGAAATGTCGCTAACAGACCCACAATCAGCGCGTAGAGCCTTGATGATGCAATACGCGGTACTAAGCCCTAAAGAGTCAGGCGCTAATCTTGAGAACTACGGTGAGGCGCTTAATCCACAGCGTAAAGAAGTCGATGCTGGCAATGCTATCTACAATTATCAGATTGACCCAGTGACAGGCGAAGTGAGCGGTGCTGAATGGATTGTTGATAAAGCGCCTACGCCTGATAACGTGCTTGATAATGAAACGTCTATTACTAACAACCAGCTAGACAACCTGACAAGCCGTCAGAACAATATAACCACAAACCAAACATCACGCGACAACAACATCACAACCAATCAGACCAGTCGTGACAACAATATAGAGACTAACAATACAAGTCGTTACAACGCACAATTAACGGCTGAAATGAAAAAGTACGGTATTGATGTTAATTCCGCTGATGCGCGCCAAAAGCTACAGTACGAGCAGCAGCGAGAGGCGGTAAAAAACAACCAAGCCGAGTTAAAAGAGGCGGGCGGTAAGTATTACTTTGTGAATAAAAAGGGTGAAATCTATCCAGCTATAGGCCCAGATGGTAAGCAAATTGTAGCAACCAACAAAGGCAAGAAGCCGCGCACTGAGTCACAGACTAAAGACTATTTATTCGGATCAAGAATGCAAGAGGCGAATAATATTGCCTCAAGATTAGAGCGACAAGGTGTTGATAGAGGCTCTTTGCTCTCTAGGTCAGGCAGTTTAGGTGAAACCGCAGCAAATATCTTGCCCTCTGCATTGGGCGGCAACTCACCAGAGCAGCAGCAATACATACAAGCGCAGCGTGACTTTATCAATGCAATCTTACGTCGTGAGTCAGGTGCAGCGATTGCAGAAAGCGAGTTTGATAACGCTAGAAAGCAATACTTTGCACAGGTGGGCGACTCTGCGGCGGTCAAAGCTCAGAAAAAGAGAAACCGTGAGTTAGCCGCGCAGACACTACTTGAAAGCGCCAATGGTGAGCAAACACCTACCGTGTCAGGCGGTCGTGGCAATAGCGCGGTTGATTTAAGTGATTTGATTAAATAGAGGTGAGTCATGGCAACAAAAGCACAATTAGAGAAGTATTTAAAAAACCCTCGTGTGCGAAAGTTCCTTGACTTGATTGCTCATACCGAGGGCACAGAGGGCAACGGCTACCATACAGCGTTTGGTGGTGGTCGTCTTGGCAGTCTTAACGACCATCCGCGCTACCTAAAGACTTTCAAGCAGCAGAACGGCAAGACAAACAAGACCAGTGCAGCAGGTCGTTATCAGTTTTTAAAAAGCACATGGGATGGCTTGGCTAAACAGTATGGTTTAAGTGACTTTGGACCCAAAAACCAAGACCTAGGTGCGGTTGCCTTGCTTGCTCAAAATGGCGCGTTAGGTAGTATCTTGAAAGGTGACATGACGACAGCAGTGAGAAAGTCAGGCGCAACATGGGCGTCACTGCCAACCGCCCCTGCTAGCTATAGCCAACCTACTAAGTCTTGGCGGACAGTAAATAGGTTCTTAGGCGGCAAAGGTGTCAGCAATGCACCACGACAAGAGCAATTACCCCAACCACTAGGCACAGATTGGAACGCTTTCAAAAACAAAATAGAGGGCGGTCAGTCAGCACCACAGCCAAAACCGCTAGGTACAGACTGGGCGGCTTTTAAGTCTAGTATAGATGGTGAGCAAGATGTACCGCAGCCGCAGCCACTAGGCACAGACTGGACTGCATTTAAAAGCAGTATTGAGGGCGACAGTGCGCCAGTACCAACTCAAGTAATGCAGCCACTTGGCACCGATTGGAATAGCTTTAAGCAGAGCATTGAAACACAAGAGCCGTCGCAACCAGACATTGAGGCACAACCAAACATCATAGGTGGTAATTATGGCAGCCGTATCTAAAGCAGCGGTGCAAAAGATTGTAGATAAGTATCGCAAGGCAGGGCTTGGTGACCAACAGATTGCTATAAAACTACTCAAGCGAAAAGACAACGTAGGTAAAAACCTGCAAACAGCCGTTGAAAGGTATCAAGAGGCAGGATCACAAACGCCACTCGAAGATGTCATGGGTATGTTTAACCTGAACCCAAGCCGAGCAAAAGGCAGCCGTGTTGCAGGTCAGTCCAACTCAAACGCCTCAATAGGCGATAAGCTAAGCTCGTATGCCACAAGTGCAGCAATGGGGCTGGCTGACGCAGGTGCAGGCATCGTGCAGATGAACAAGCAGTTTGGTGATAAAGCAAATAGTGTGGTCAATAGCGTATTGGGTACTAACCTTGATACCAATGCAGCATCCAACTATAACAAGCAATATAAGCAAGCAAATTTAGCCACTGACGGTGCGCGTTCGGTTGCAGGTCGTACTGGTGGCGATTGGGTGCGCGGTGGTACTGAGATTGCAGCGACACTGCCTATCTATGCAGCAGGTCGAGGTACTACGCTAAGCGCTCGAATGGCTGACCAAGGCGTGAGAGGCGCAGCAGTTGGCGCCGCTCAATACGCTGAGAACACAGATGACAGATTGCTAAACATGGGCGTAGGCGCAGCAGGTGGCGCAATCGGTCAAGGTGTCGGTGAGAAAGTCGCTGGTGCAATCGGTAAAGGCGTAACAAAGGCGGTCAATGCTAAACGTGGCAACCTTGCCCCTGCTCACAAAGAGATTGACGACTTGGGCAAGCAGTTTGATGTACCGACCACGGTTGGTGACATTAACCGAGGTGCATTTACCAAACGCGCAGAGGTAGCGCTTGAGCAAGTTCCAGTATTGGGCACAGGTGGATTTCGTGAGGCTCAAAACGTAGCAGCAGTCAAGGCCACAGGCGGGGTAAGCAGCAAGCTCAAGCAAGCACTATCAGAGACAGATTACAAGGCCATGCCGAGTATTCGAGCCGCAGCCGCAGCAGGTGATAGAAATGCCGCGCGCGTGCTCAATATTGCAGAAACAGCAGGTGACGACACAGGGCGTGTTCTGCAAGCAAGCGCAGAGGTTCGCGCCTTTCGTGAGAGTAAGATTGCATCAAGGCTGTATGACAAGGTTGATGAGGCCGTGGCAGCAAGCGGTAATGATATTGTCACGCCTACTAAGTCAACGGCCGCATTAGATGACGCACTGCAAAAGCAAGCTGACTCACTCGCACCTGATGACGTGCTGCAAAGAGAGCTTGCCGCTATATCAGAGCGTATCAACGACCCTGATATATCAAAGAGCTTTGGCAATATGCGCTTATTGAGATCACAATTAGGCGACTTAGCTGATAAGTATGGCAGTCCGGTTAATGGCAACAAAGCAGCGTCAAAAGTGTTTGCTGATGTGCGTCAGGCAGTCGATGATGATATTGCAGACTTTGCGCTAAACTCAGGCAATGCAGCAATCAAAAAAGCCTACCAACGTGCAGACAAGTTTTATAAAAATGCCATGAAACGCAGCGACAAGGCGATTGCTAATGCCATGAAAAACAACAAGCCTGACGAGATATACAATGCGTTTGTCAAAACAGGTAAAGGCGATAGGGCTAATAACTTTTACCAAGCCTTAGACCAAAAAGGCCAAGCAGCGCTACGATATCAAATGGCAGATGAGGCTATCGCTAAGGCCACAAATGAAAGTACAGGTAACTTTAGCCCTGCTAAGTTTGCAGGTGAGTTTGAGCGCATGGCAGAGCCTTACGGTAATATCTTCAAAGGCGATGACAAGAAACAAATGGACGGACTTGTTAAGCTCATGCGTCATATCGAGCGAGCAGGTCAGTACAAAGAGAATCCGCCAACAGGCAACAGAGTTATACCGTGGCTTGTGGCAGGTGCAACAGCAATCGACCCGACAACTGCAATCCGCGTGGGCGGTTTGTCATTTTTTGCAAAATCAATGCTGACAACACGCGCAGGTAAGAACCTATTGCTCGCAGCAAACAAACTACCTGAGACGCAACAAGCAGCATTAGATAACATATTAATGAATGCAGCCAAAGTATCAGCCGCAGCAGGTAGTAAAACAGCCGACGCAGTAGCAGGTACGAAAGTTAGTGACGAGAATAGCGCCTCGTTAACATCGTTTTAATTGCTAGTATCGTTAGTCTGTTTTATAGTCCATAGACACACCACCAAAAGCGAGGTAGAAAATGGGCTGGATTAGTGCAATTATCTTTTTTATTGTCTTTATCTACGCAGCATCAGACGGACAACAACGAAAACCCTAAAACATACCGCCTTAATTGGCGGTTTTTTATTGCCCACAATCCCGCCATGCGCGGGTATTTTTTTGCCTATTTTTTGGAGACCAACATGGCATTACGCAGTTCTTTACAGCCACAACCACACCAGTATATAGGTGATTTCGCGGGTCGACCATTAGATAATGGCATGGTTTATTTTGGTGAGCCTAATAAAGACCCTGAGTTTTATCCTATTAATATTTACTCAGACAGCGATTTATCCATTCCTTTGGCGCAGCCCGTAAGAACGAAAGGCGGGTTCATGTATAACACTGGAAAAATGACAGAAGTCTATGCTTCGCAATACGCATACAGTGTGAAGATTGTTGACAATTACGGCGCTATGGTTTTTTACGAACCTAGAATGGAAAGAATTAGCATAAAAGACTCTATCGAGATTAATACCAAGCTCGATGTCACAGGCTCAGTAACAAGAACACAGGGGGATAAAAACAGTGAGTCTATCAGCTTGCTTGATTTTATCCCGCCAAGCGAAATGGCAGCTATTAAAAACCGCACATCAACTTATGATTGTAGCGCAGCACTGGAGGCAGCAGTAGCTACAGGTAAGCGAGTAAATATACCGACAGCAGGTACTTATAAGTTTGTTGCAGGTTACAGCGGTACGACCGACTTTGATGTAGTTGCTACCACAACGGGTGTCACTTTTGATTTTAATGACTCAGTAGCCAACTACCCATTACAAAATAGCGGTAGTGTAACATTGTTAGCTAAGACCTTTGCTGCACCAAGTAAAGGCGCTCAATCTGTTACATTTGACAACGTATCGGGCATATCAGTCGGGGATTGGCTTTGTTTTTATTGCCCAACAGATTACTCATACTCCAAATGGCGAGCAAATTATCGAGCAGGTGAGTGGGTAAAGGTACTCGCAATATCTGGGAATAAAGTGATCTTTGAAAAACCATTTACAGATAGTCTTGTTGGACTAGTATTAGAGCTTTATAAACTTAATAGTGTTGTTTGTAAAATTAATAATATCACTCTAGTGCGAAAAGGTAAGAAACAAGGCATTGTTAAATTCTCGCTATCATCGGATGCGAATGACACAAACGTTACTATAGATGCCGAAACTGAGTCATCAATTATGTATGACCGCTGCACAAAACCTGTATCCAATTATGCAAAAGGTGTCAATGCGGGACAAGGTGCTGATATGGTGGGGGGCGCAGGTGACGACTACGGTATTAGCTTTGCCAACTGTCAAAGTGCTAGGGTTTACAACGCAGATATTTACTCAAGACGACACGCTATTGCGCTCGGAGGTGGTAACGATGTTTGTAGTGTGCCTGTCACAGATTTTAGGTGTTACAACTCTACGCTTAACGCAGACCCCGACGCACTAGCAGGTTCGGCGGATATGCACGGTAATGTCAGAGATTCATCTTATGAGGATTGCACCTTATATGCAGGTTCAAATATAGGTGGGGGCGATAGGTGTTACATCAAACGCAGCCATATATATTCCGACACTATCGGGCAATGTGGGTTTGCTAGAGAGCTTAAGTCGGGTGATTTTGGTTGGATTGATTGCGACTACTACGCAAACGGCAATGCTCAAGCAGACGGTAGAGGTGTTATTGATATCGGGGGTAACAGCTTAAACGCAATTAAAGCTGAGGCAACCGAAGGCAACATAACCGTCAACGCCAATGGTCGGGTTTGGGGTAACTTAGGTGGTGGCGTAAGCAACACGTTTGTAAAAATATCAAACAGAGGCTCTGTCGCTAAAATAAACTCAAATACTGATGGTTTAGTATTCAACAACACGACAAAATTCCTTGTTGTGGCAACGATTAGCCACGTTTCAGGGGCAGCTATTAGCGATAAGATTGTGGTAGACAATATCAGTGGAAATTACCCGTCTGAGTTGGTCAGAGCACCAGTAAACGCAGGTAATACTTATTTAGACCAGCCGATGCGATTGCAAAAAATGGAGGGCAAACTTTCGTTGGTGACTGCTGCTGCTAAAAATATCTACTCCACACCGACGGTACTGCCCTTTAATTACCCGAGACGCCCTTTTGTGCAACTAACCGCTAGACCTTCTGACAACTCATCGCTCGCTATTGCAGGTCAGGTTAATTACTCAGTGATACCATACCAAGCAAACAATAAGACTGTCGCTGCTCGTTTAAACTCAATTAACGATTTTACCGCAGGTGTCGATGTTGAAATTGCATACACTGTAGGCATAAGAGAGTGTTAAGTTTAACGCTTGCCGAGTGTTCTCGCTGAGAAATAAACACCCCATGCGAAAAACGGGATCACCCAAAACACAGGTTTTGCGAATACGATTAAAAGAAGACAAACAGCATTTACTGAAAAAGAGTACCACCAATGCTGTTTGCCACTGTTTTTCAGCAGCTTACGTAATGAGCTAAATGTCGTATATACACATAACCATGTATAACCAAGCCAAAAGACGAGACCATAATTAACATATGCGCTCAAACTATTGTGTGCATAACCTCCAATGTCGCCTGTGGCTAAAGCATGTCCGCCAAAAGACCCTAGTATTGGATGATCCTGTATGATTTTTATATTTTTTTGCTCTAATTCTTCTCGCGCCAACCACGACCCGGAATCTTTTAGATCAAGAAGTTGTAACTGCCTACTAGACATTAGATCTTCTTTAAATATATAAGATAATGCCATTAATCCGAGTATGATAGCGATAATTGTGAGTAAGTATTTTTTTTGGTGTCTAGTTTTTAAAATCATAAACAAAGAACCAAAAAATAGGAACGCCACAAATTCTGACCTAGCGCCTAAGTAAAAGAACAGGAAGCTAGATGAGAGTATTAAAAACAATACAACAGGTGTTCTGCTGCTATAGCAAATCAGCAGTATAGATATAACAAGGAGGTTCCTAGCCAGTGACTGGTAACCTGAAACTGTATCTGCATCTGCATCTGCTAGAAGCTTCAGATCAAATATTAATGACTTTGTGTTAATGAAATATATAGCAACAAAGCCAAAGAAGAGGAAATAGAAAATGAAACTTAATCGAACTGTCTTTTTTGTATTAGAACGTAATAAGTGAAATCCAAGCAAAAACAATGAAGTCCATAACACCAAAGTATTATAGGACTGGGTAACAGTTTCGTTAGGGATGTCTTGATAGGTAGATGAAATAATAGTTGTCACAAACGCTATTAAGAATATTGAAATATGTAAAAAACTTAAAGCAGGGGCGTACTGTATATTTAACTTCAAAGTATTGGGCAGTCGAAGCACATAAATAGCAGCAACCACCACCGACGCGATGCCAAAATAACCACCTAGAAATGCAGGGAATAACCCATAGCCCACCGCTATGTGGTATGCAATAAAACCACCCATTAGCAAGATAAACAAATATGGAGTTATGGAGTAATACAAGCGTTCAATACTTATTGTTTTTTTCATGATGCAGTATTTTAATTACAGATTTATTCGCATTATACACAACACCCTCTTTTGAGGGTTTTTTATTATCTAAATTTTGAGGGGCAAAGATGCTTAAAATCAAGCTTTGGCAGCTATGGTGGGCTTGTATAGCTGCTTTAGCTGCATCATACCCGATTAGCGCATGGGCGACTGAGCAGCTTATCGAGTCTCGTGTTTTGCCAGCACCATTTTTACTGAGTTGGACAGGCGTTTGGGTGTTTTCGACAGCAGGTGGTCTATGTGCAGCTTTTGTCAAAATACCCGAGATTGACGTGCGCTTTTATTATCCAAGTCTCGCAAAAGCGTTAATCGGTATATTTAGCGGTGTTGCGCTGAGCTTAGCGGTTAATTCGTTTAGTGAGGCTCAGTCCGAGGCGTTACCACTTTTTGCGCTCTTAGCAGGTCTATTTAGTGCGCCACTTGTGGCAGGTACGATGGTGTGGATCAGCAACCAAAAACGCATAAACAAGACGCTCAATCAGGCAGTACGCAAACGCACAGGGCTAGATACGTCAGTTGATGACGACTTTAAAATTGACACAGCTTACAAAAAAGGAGGCAGCGATGATAGCGCCAATCTATCTTGATTTAACGATGGCAGTCTGTGCTGTCATCTTGGGTTTAGCTGTAATGCTTAAAAGTATGCGCGTCATTGATGATGATGTCTATACACCAATAATCGAGCTGTCTTTAGTGTGCGCAGGCGCACTAAGCTGGGCGGTTTACGGCTTTTTGGCTTTATCAGCTATTACGTCATATCCGCCACTGCATACGGTTGGCTATCAGGGGCATTGGGGTTATACGCTTGCAAGGTTTTTGGGTTTTGTGGCTTGGATATTATCACTACTGCTTGTTACTCGATACAGTGCATATATGCAAGTCCGCAAAGTGTCGAGCAAATGCAATAAACACGCCCCTTAATTGGGGCTTTTTTTGGGGAAAAATATGAGCGTAAAAGATAGCGTAAAAGATAGCGTAAAAAGGCTGCAATCTGACATAGGTGTCACGCCTGATGGCTATTGGGGTGGTTTGTCCCAAGAGACTTTAGAGGGTAAGTACAAGCTGGACTTTGACTTTGCTAAATTTAAAGAGTTGTTTAAAGTTAAATCAATCAGTCAGGGCTTTGTAGATGGCGTAAATGGCTTGTTTGCAGCGTTTAACAATTACAAAGAGTTGGACTCAAACAATCCTCTGTATGTCGCTTATATGCTCGCTACAGCGTATCACGAGACAGCATTTACCATGCAAGCAATCACTGAGTATGGCGGTGTCAGATACTTCGATAAATACGACACGGGGCGCTTAGCTGAACGACTAGGCAACACGCCCGAGGCTGACGGTGATGGCTATAAATATCGTGGTCGTAGTCATGTTATGATTACAGGCTATGGCAACTACAAAAAGTTTACCGACATTTTAGGTATCGACTTGGTTAACAATCCTGATTTAGCATTAGACCCTATTGTCAGCGCAAAAATACTGACGATCGGCTCGTTAAAGGGCACGTTTACGACACGCAGGCTAAGCCAATACATCAAGTACGGCTTGGAGTACAGCGAGTGGGTAAATGCTCGTAGGGTGATTAACGGTGTTGATGATAACAAAGCGATTGCAAACTACGCGATTAATTTTTTGCAGTGCATTAAAGTTGTTACGGTGCAAGATAGCAATGTGTGCGAGTGTTGCGGTCAGTCTGTTTAGCTGCTTAAGCCCATCATTAATTTGGTGGGTTTTTTAATGTTTAAAATCCAACTACCGAGGATTGATCGGTGGTTGAATATCTCAAACCCTTTGCACCATATTTGTACCATGCAATAAAACAATACAACCAAAGCCTCGATACAAAAGGCTTTTAGCTAATTGTGGATACAATCAATCATTGGCGCAACGGAGAGGCGTTTGTTGGTCATATCAACCATGGTTATCAAGCCTTAATATCTGTGTCTTAAACAAATGGATAAGGTGCAATGAGATATCTCATTGCACCTTAGTTTTAAACATCGTTCGAATTAGTGACTGATCTATTATTTATAAAATAACATGATCAATCTTTTTGAATTCAGGCAAATTATAGAAATAAAGCCCCATAATAATACCGATAGAGCCCACAAAGGCAATATATAGCGCTGGCGAGAAACTGATGAGTGTCGTGGCGTAACCAAGACCAAAGGGTATCAGCACACCCACGATACCGTAGGTAATATTATAACAAAAAGAAATGCCGGTGAGACGTACATTGGTCGGAAATAGCTGCACTAAAATGGCAGGGATCATGCCCATGATACCGGCACAGAACCCTAGCAATGCATACATGATTAAGATATAGTCGCCACCCGCCTGCAGATGATAAAAGAACGCCAGTGTTTGAGCGATAAGTAAAACAGAACCAATGACCAAAATTTTACCAAAGTTCTCATGGGTCGAGATCATGCCATAAAAGACACAGCCAAGAACCATAAATACGATGCCCAAGCTATGAGAAAAGCTAAACAAATCACTGTCTAAAGTAAAGTTGATTTCTATTAGTTCTGGCAGTAGTAGGACAATGACAGAGGTGATACTAGATATCACTATAGTCAGTACCATACTGACAAAGATAGAATGTTTGCAGCGCTTGAATAATACCGTAAATGGTCTACCTAGATTCTTACCAGTTTTTGGCTTATCTAACGCCAAGAAAAACGGAGTCTCTTTAACCAATCGCCATACCAACAATGGCAGACAGGTTAGTAAGGCGCCAACAAAAAACGGCAAACGCCAGCCATAATCAGTCAGCTGTACGGTGGTCATAAAGTCAGTCAGCCACAGAAAAAACGCATTAGAGAACAGTACACCTACCAAAAAGCTAGCCGTAACGTAGCTACAAGCCACTGACAAATACTGCCGAGGGACATGCTCCGCCACAAATACCCAAGATAGCGGTGTGTAAAGACCAAATGCCATACCTTGTATGATTCTCAGCAATATGAATAACGCAGGTGCAAGCGCACCCCACTGCGCATAAGTAGGCAGACACGCCATTGCGAGCAAGCTACCTGCCGTAACGATTATGCTCAGGAAAAAGGTCGGCTTTCGACCTTTGAGATCACCATAACGCCCGAACACAATACCACCAAATGGCCGAGCCAAGTAACCAATGACAAACAGCCCCATTCCTTGCAGCTTAGCAACCGTAGGATCGTTATTAGCGGGGAAAATAGCAGCTGAGACAATGTCTGCAATGTACAAATAAATCAAGAAATCAAAAAAGATTACAGCGCTGACAAAGCTTACGAATATGACTGTATTTTTGTCTTTTTTAGACATCAGGGCGTATTGAGAACGAGTCGGCAT